CGTAACTTTCCAGATCTAAGATCTACGTTAAATAAACTACAGGGCTATAAGACACAAGGCACCGTAGACATTACAGTAGAAGATGTCAAGAAGTTTAACTCAGTCTATAAAGATGTTTTTGATCTAGTATTCAACGAATCAGATCCAGCTAAGAACTATCAACTTCTGGTTAGTAATTATTCTAATAGAGTAGATGATGTTTTACAATCATTAGGTGAGGAGTTTGTAGAATATATACAACAAGAACGATTGCAAAGTGTAAAGCATATTCCGCAAGTAATTATTTCGGTAGCTAAACATCAAGCTCAGAGAGTTCATGTAATAGACCCGGTAATCACAATGTTAAGTTGTGTATATGATATTCAAGGAATTGTAAAAGAATAAACAAAATAAATGCCAAAACATTTTTCTATGTCAAATATTTTTCGTATATTAGTATAGGAATTAAAACACACAAAATATGAAAGTGGGAAAACATACACTATTAATCGACGGTAACTACTTTGTCTTCAGTAGGTTATTCGTCTTACCCAAGCCTAAAGGTGGTACACTACTATTAGGTGATGATAAACAAAAGTCTCAGTTTATGAGAAAATTAGCAATTGACTTTGCATCTGAAATGCGTAAGCTTAAGATGTTTGTTGATGATGTAGTTTTAACTGTAGACTCTAAATCATGGAGAAAGGATATGTACCCTGAAGCACAATATAAAGGTACAAGAAAACAAAACAAGACTGTAGATTGGACGGCAGTCTATGAAGTATATGAAGCATTCCAACAAATTGTAGCTAAGAAAGGTGTAACTGTACATCAAATTCAAGGTGCAGAAGCAGATGATGTTATCTTTGGTTGGTCAACAATGTTAAATGCTAGAGGTAAATCTTGTATTGTATGGACTGGTGACAGAGACCTTATTCAATTAGTTAACTATTCTACTACAAATGACGCGCATACGCTATGGTACTACAACACCAAAAAATCTCTCTATGGATATAAAGGCTTTGAGCAAGACATGGCTCTATCGGCTTCTAATGAGATGACAGAAGATGATATGTTATTCAACATGGGCGGACAGCACATGATGCGAGATGCTTATCAAAACGATATTATGGGTTGGGTAAGAGCTAACAAGGTTGGAATTACAGAAATTGACTGTGACGAGTTTATCTTTCAGAAAATACTAACAGGTGATAAATCAGATAATATTCCATCTGTTGTTACATGGCAGAAAGAAATGAAGACTGGTAAACTTAGAAACTATTCTATTACAGATAAAACAGCAACTGCTATATTCGAGCAATTTGTAAAAGAATATAAAGACTTTAAAATAGACTACTTATTTTCATCAGAGGCTAAAGACAAATTATCAGATATTATTTATAGAGTAGTAGGTCATAGTTCTTTAACACTAATCAAAGCTAATCTTACTAGTAATATAGGTCTGATGCTACTACATAATGATACTATTCCAGATCCTATTCTAAAAGCTATCTACAGTGCTATTGAAAAAGATTGGGAAGGTGCTTTAGAAAACAAAGAATCTTTATTTGAGATGGATAAAATCTTAGCAGATACTGATTGGTTAGAAGGCGCTAAGAAAAACAATTTTGCCCCAGATGCATTCGCGGGTATGGATATTCCAAAAGAGAAAGAGGCTCCAATGAAGTTAGTAGGTAAAAAGACTAAACAGTCTACTAAGAAAGATCCAACTAAAAAATTATTTTAATGCCTGAGCAAATCATGAACCTAGATGACTATCTTACAATTGAAGAAATATTAGCAGAGGCTAATGCCTATGGACTACGGGCAGAAGTTCAAGAATGGGCTAATAAACTCATGAAAGAAGGTCATGATTATGAGGCTGCCTATACCATGGCTTTTAACGAGTGGTGTAAGTAAACTTTCCCATTTATTAACATATAATCAATATGCTAGACGAAACCAAGTTATTTGACTTTGTGAAAATCATGTTTACAAAGCCAGCACACTACAAGAAAATAAAACAACATAATAAGAAGCGACATCACTTTATGATTAATAGATTTATGTCTATTAAATATCCGGCTAATGCAATGATGTTTAATATCAATGGTATTAATGGAGGTAATGTAGTAGATAGCTGGTCAATGGTTGCTGCTAGGTTTAAATCAGTACCCAGATGGTTTTATACCAAAACTAAGAAAGCTAAGAAAAATACGGCTGATAAATATAATCCAAGTGATAGAGCGGTAGAGCTTTATATGAATAAAAACGAAATAGGTAATCGTGAGTTTGGTGAATTAAAGCTATTTGCTAAAGATCAATTATATGATGACCTTAAAAAAATTGAAAAGCAGATAGATGTCTATACAAAATGATACATTTTCAGAGATAATTGATGTTACTCTATATAAATATAACTCTATTGATTTAAAACTTTGGGGTATTATACTTAGAGGATTTGTTGCTAAAAACCATGGCTCAGATAATAGTAGAGTAGTTTCGACTACAACGATGAGAGATTATCTTACTTCTTATTTTAAGAAAGATATTAATAGATTTAATGCTGTAAGCGATACTACTATTCATAAAGAGGCTACTTCAGTTTACTTTATTTGGCAAATCTTTGATACTATGCCAAATCTAAAATATATTAGAGTTAACTTAAATTCAAACTCAAGCTATAACAGAATTGTTAAAGTAGATCAGGCAAAGACTATTAAATACGATATAAAAGTTCTTAGGGGTTTTGTCAGAACTTTCGATATGTTTCACAATAATGAGGTTACATTAGTAAATAGGGTTTTACATAAAGCAGGTCTTTTAGAAAGTAATCAGCATTTTAAATTAATTAAAGTTAAAGAATTCTTAAATCAATTAGATTTGTATCTATCAGAGAATAATGATTCAGAAACTTTTAGTGTAACTAATGCTTTTATCTCGAGATTAGAGGGATATGAAGCCGATAATCCTGAAATGCTTTTAATCACTGATAAAGATTCAGATATATAATAAAAAATAGACTAAAACAGTCTTCATACTAAATGGTAACTAATTTTACTGCAAATCAAATAGGCGACCAAATTTTCGCTAAACTTCAAGAACCGTACTTAGATACGCTAAGGGTTCTCAATTGGGGTATTTTAGCGGGTGTTAGCTCGGCTAATACTATAGGTACTTTACAAATAACCGAAGGTAGTATTAATGTTATAGGTACTGGGGTTAATTTAGATTTAGTTCCCGGTGATAAAATATTAGTAGGTTCTAATGTTTTAGAGGTAGCAACAGTTGCAGCTAATAATTTTACTATAACTATACCTGCTACATTTTCTGCTGCCGCCGCAACATGGTATAAAACTCCAGATACAAATAATAGATTTGCATACGAATGGAGATATTCACAAGAAGGTACGGTAAGTGATGGTGGACAAATGTCAGAATTTAGTCCTCTTAATATTAATACAACCCCAGCTGATTTACTAGGTCAAACTTTTGACCCAACAAAACCGCTTTGGATTGATATTAGAGCAGAAGTAGCTGCCCTTTCAGATTTACATGCAATTAGCCTATTTAGTGTAACTTTTGAATTAGAAACGCAAGCGGGAACAATTGAATCTTGTCCTCAAATTTGTAACGATTGTAACGATCCTTATTTAGACGGTTGTACAAACGTTGTAGTAGCATGTGAAGATCCTGTTTACAATCCATATAATTTAAGTAAACCAACGGCTATCTATAAAGAACTTACAGAGTTATCCACTAAAATGTGGGGACATGAAGTAAAATACTTTAGTGTAGAACCAGATAAGAGATCTAGAGATGTTGTACTTATGGAATACTCACTCTATAATGTACAAGCACAAGGCCAGGTTAAGATAATGGTACCTGATAACGAAATGCCAACACAGGATTTCCAATTTGATATATTTGGAATGGGTTGGGAAGACTTTGAGGTTCATATTACAAAAGGTCAAATGGAAGCTGCGTTTGGAGCAGGTAAACCACCAAGAGCTAGAGATTACTTATATTTCCCACTAATGAATAGAATGTATGAAGTTGCTTCAGTTTCTTTTGCAGATGAATTCAATATGGAAATGACTTACTGGAGAGTAATGTTAAGAAAATACGAAGAAAGAACTTCTACAATAGTTGGAGACGATGCAACAGGACAAGCAATTCAAACAGAGATGGATGGATTAACTGTTGGACTAGAAGAAGTATTCGGAGAAGAGTTACAGGCAGAATATGCACAAACTAGTAAACCAGAACAATATCAAACTGTATTTAGTCCAGTAGCCGATGGAATTAGAGATAGAATTCATAATGCTATTACTATTTCAGACATGGAGATTAGAAATAAGTGGACTATAGTTTCTAAAAATCATTATGACCTTTCAACAATTAAAGATCGAGGTATTGAAGCTCTAGTTTACAAAAAAGTTTCTACTTTAGCAGCAGATAAAAATTTAGCGTTTACAACTTGGTTCCAACCTAATATGACTTCAAATGCAGGAGAACAAATTTTATTTGATGGACAATTAGGTAATAAAGGACTTAAATTAGGACTTAATAGTACTAATATAAAAGCGTATGTAAATGACCAAACATATCAGTTTGATTTTGGAGCAAATCCACAAAATGGACAATGGTATGGTTTAGTATTTAACTTAAATAATACATTTGGTCAAGTAGCATCTTATGTTTACAAATTAAATTCAGCTGGTAATAGAACTCCTAATATGCCAATTGAACAAACTTTAATAGAAGTAATGAATCAAAAACATTCAATTACTGCAGCTGGTTGGGTAACTGATAAACAATACGCTCTAATGCCAGGTCAATTAAAGCAAACTAACATCAGATTATTTAATAAAACTATTGGACAGGGTCAACATAGAAATATGTTACAACAATATGTTGTTAGAGATAATCAATTTGCTAGTATTATAGATAATGCAATTCCATCTATACAATTAAGAAGGTACAACCAAAGTAGGTGATAGATAATAACCAAAATTTGTCACCAGGATTTTCTAGATATATATTATATAATATCATATTATGAGTGAAAAGAAAAAGACAATATCCGAACAGGCAGATCAAATAAGACAAGAGCTTGATGATCTAATTGGAGATGGAGTTATGGATGTGGAAACCGATCCAAAGGATTTGCCTATTCAGGCTAGACCTACCGATTTAGCACCACAAGTTAATTATACTGAATTAAAGTCCAGTGCAACTAAGAAGGCACAAAAGACTATAACCAGTCTTATGAAGTTTTATCTCGATGCAGATATTATTGAAAAAGACGAATATATTGCTGCTAAAAAACAAATGGATGAAATGACAATGGCGTCATTAATATACCAGTTACAAGCAGGTGAAAAAGCACTAACAACTTTACTAGAAACAATTGACTCTGGTGAATTAGCACCAAGAATGTTTGAAGTACTAGCAACTCTACAAAAATCAATGCTAGATATTATTAAATCTCAGACCATGTACTTAATGGCTGCTGAAGAGGGAACAAAACGTATTGCTAGAGATATAGAAATCTATAAGCAAAGAGAGGATAATAGAGAGATTGAAGGAGCAGGTGGAGATACAGGTAATAAAAATATCCAAAGAGGTACAAAAGACCTAATGGCTGCAATACAAGCAGGTATCCATGGTGCAGCCGAAGAAGATATTGAAGACGTAGAACCAACAGAAGAATAATAAATGTCAGACGGAATAGGAGATAATAAATGGATTCCTAAAGCAGAAGGTGATGCCACCTCTGCTGATAGGATTGTATGGTCGACCAGACAGATCGATGATCTGTTAGTGGCTATGGACCAGGGTTATCGTCCTAAGATTAAGTTACCATTCTACGAGGGTAGACAATTTCTAAAGAAGGGTAATATTGTATTTGAATATACTGATGAGGAAATTAGCGAGTTAGCTAGATGTGCCAAGGACATTGTCTATTTTGCAGAGAAGTATGCAGTAGTAATGACAGATGAAGGTATTCAACAAGTAAAGCTGAGAGATTATCAGAAGGACATGTTGAGGAATTTCCAGAATGATAGATTTAATATTGTACTTGCTGCTCGACAAATGGGTAAAACAGTAACAGCATCTATCTTTAATGCATGGTATGTTACTTTTAATATGGATAAGAACACTCTATTACTTGCAAATAAATCTGATTCAACAAAAGAAATTATTGATAAAGCCAAAACAGTAGTTGAGAACTTACCGTTCTTTATGAAGCCTGGTATTATCAAATATGATGTCATGAATGTGAGATGTGATAATGGTTGTCGACTAATAGGACAATCAACCACAGCAAAATCTGGTATTGGTTTTACAATCCATAACTTATACCTAGATGAGTTTGCCCACGTCCATCCATCGATAGCTGATTCTTTCTATGAGAATGTATATCCTACATTATCCTCATCGAAAGTCTCAAGAATAACAATTACATCTACACCAAACGGATTTAATAAGTTTTATCAAATATATGCAGGTGCAGATCGTGGTGAGAATGAATACCTAGCAACAAGAATAGATTGGTGGCAACATCCAGATAGAGACGAGGCATGGTATGAAAGAGAGCTCGCTAACCTAGGTTCGATTGAAGCCTTTAATAAACAATATGGAAATGAATTCGTTAGCTCATCTAATCTACTATTAGACCCAGTCGATATGAAGAAGATGAGAAAGAGAATGAAGCCTTATGTTTATCATGAGTTCGACGAATTTGATTATATTAGTATTGATACAAAGGGACATTTAGAATGGGATCCAGACTTCGACATTGATACATGTTCAGATAAAGAAAACTTTTGGGTATTTTCTGTAGATATTGCAGAAGGTAATGGAGGAGATGCATCTGTTATTAATGTGTTCAGGGTAGATCCTATGAATGAGGCAGAAATAAAAGCGATCGTTAGCCCTGGTGCAATGTATGATTTCTTTAAATTTACACAAGTATGTAGATTTAGATCAAACGAACATGTCATTGAGGATTTCGCAAAAGTACTATATACATTAGCAGTAGATATATTTAACTCTGAAAATGTAAAGATGATTGTAGAGTATAATACTTATGGTACAGTTCTATTTCAATACCTAAGAAGTATATTTCCACAAAGAAATGATTTCGATGATGAAATGATAGTTAAATTTAAGCACAGACATGATGCCAGGACTATAAAACCAGGAATCAAACTGAAATCTGACAATAAAGCTATCTTTTGTCAGAATTTTGCGAAACTTTACAAGATAAATAGATTAGATTTAACAGATGAAGTTACAGTAACAGAAGCATCACTATTTGGTACATTGCCAAATGGAAGTTATGGAGCTCAAATGGGCAACGACGATGTGATAATGACTTGTATTACTGCAACCGAATTCTTTAATACAACAGACTATGCAGATTTTATTGAAGAGCTATTAGATTTCATAGATCCAGACCTACACGACGAGATGGAAAGCATCTTATACAAGGACACGGATCAGGCTGGAGATTTACAATATGATATTTATGACCTATTGAAATAAATTACACAAAGTACAAGGATATATAATAAAAGAATTAAAAAATAAAAACGAACAACTATGGCATTAAGTCCCAATTTATTACAGTTCAAAAGCTCAGGCGTATATCGTTTAGAGTTTGACAAGTCACAAACCGTAAATATCCCTGCGGAGACTATTAGACTAGTGGTAGGAAGATCTAAAAAAGGTCCTTACAACACACCAGTATTAATAGAAGATGTAGAGCAATTTATCCAAGTATTTGGAAGTATTGACAAGTCACTAGAAAAGAAAAATATGTTTTTTCACAGATCAGCATTAGAATGCTTATCAAGAGGTCCTATCTTAGCACTTAACTTGACAACTGCGTCTGATGATGATAAAGTTGCGATCTTCTCACCAGCTACAAACTCTGGACAAGAAGGTCTTTCATCAGTACCAGTAAATGGTTCATCTCAGTTATTAAAGAAATACAGTGATGTATTTGATACAGATAAGTTCTGGAATCCTTCAGATGAGAAGTTACTAGCTGCTGCTGCACAAGACACAAACCACGCTATTTCATTTGTAAATATCAAACAAGATCCTATCTCAGTTATTATTAGACAAGCTGGAGATGTAAGAGGTTTTGAAGTTACTGCAAGAGAATGGTATGGTGAAGCTAATATTCCAGAAGGAGTTGAAGCAGATGAATACGTATCAGACTACATGGTAGATGTATTTGTATTCAAAGGTAAATTTGATGCACAAGCATTAAATAACGATCCAGTTTACGGAGAGTTCTTTACTTCTAAAGGTTTAGAAAAAGAGCAACTATCTAAATTCGTTGGACTAAGAGAAGTGACATTATTAGCACAATACTCTGGTTCTATGATTCCAGAATTCCAAGATAATGAAGGAAGACAATTATACATTGAAACTTTAATTAACTTAGAAGCAAGAAGAACAGGTTTATTCTGCGCAATTCAAGAAGATGCACTTCCACAAATCGATTTAATAGGTAACGGATTTAACGTATACCAAGATTACGAAGTACTTTCACATAGAGTAGAACAAACAGTAACTCCATTAGCACAATCTTTAGCATCAGTTGGTGGTAAAGTACAAGTTGATGGTGCAACAATGACAATATCTGGTAATGTAGGCTTTCTGGCTACAGCATTATCATCATTGCCAAACCCAATTGTTGTAGGTAAATTCTTAGAAGCAGCACAAGCTGACGAATATGTGAGAATTACAAACATCGCTAATGGCTCACTTGCTGATACAGTAGTAATTACAGCAGATGGAAACATCTCTCAACAAAGTGGAATTTACGAACAATATTCTGATTCTAATCCTGCAACATGGACTAATGATGTTGAATATAGAATAAATGAAGACGGAGAACTAGTTTTTGATAGAGCCCCTGATAACAATGGAGATACATTCTTATCTGCCGGTGCAAATGGCGCTGTTTCATTCTTATTATCAGAAAATGCTAATGAGTATATTGGAATCGGAGTTATTCAAAACACTTACAATGACGCTGATGATACTGCAGGCACTGGATTCGGTGCAAACTCTTTCTTAGTACCAATGAATGGTGGAAACATTGGTTTCTCTTCAACATTGATCTCAGGTGGAGGAACACTTCCAGGAGGAACTCCATTTATCGCTAAGAAATCAGCAATAAGTACTCAATTTGCAGTAAACAATATTGAATTAAATGCTAGAGCTCATGAAATTGAGTCCGGATGGACTTTCGAAGATATGGGTGCTGGTACTTTTAAATTCTATAAAGATAACGTAGTTACAGATACATTCACAAAAGACGCTAACGGAGACGTAGCTATTAAAGTAGGTATGTATGTACCAGGTGATGGTGGTAAACTATCTAGAATTAAGAAGATTATCAAATCAACTGTAAATTCTGGTGTAACTACTGTATATACATTTGAAACACACAGAGCAGTAACTAACAACCCAATCTATGCATTTAAGAGATTTGAAGATGCTGCAGGTGTTTACAAGATGTTCCCATTAGACGGAGCTTCACAAGGAGAAAAGAAAATTGTAGATTTATTAACATCTATCAAACCAGGTACTGGTTTAGGTAATGCGTTAGTAGATAAAGACAATATTACATTCAGATATGTTATTGATACATTTGGTTCTTTAGAATCTGGTGGAATTATTAATAAAGAAGAATTATCATTCTTATGTAAAGAAAGACAAAATGCTTCTGCTATTCTTAATGCACCAATGGTGAAAGAATTAAAAGCATCAACTAACCCTTCATTCTTAAATGAATTTTCTGGGGCATTTGATGTAAATAACGTAGCAACAGGTGGTAACTTAAACTTAAACCCAAGTGCTTTATATACATTACCTTCAATTAATGAAGGAGCAACGTATGCATTCTACTACGGTCCAGGTTTAAATGTTATTGAAAATGGAAGAACTAAGGTGATACCACCAGCGGCTTACATTTCAAATAACTACATTGATAAATACTCTGATGCCTTACCATGGTCAATCATCGCAGGTCCAAGAAGAGGAGTTGTTGGTGGAACTGGAGTACAGTCATTAGAATTTGCATTCGATAAGAATGATAGAGATGTACTAGAGCCATTCGGTTACAATCCAATTGTATTTGAAAGAGGCGTAGGTTTAACTATCAAAGGAAACAAGACTGCACAACAAGGAATTCAGTCAGCTCTTTCTTCAGCTCACGTAAGAGAAGCTCTTATCTACATTGAAGACGGACTAGCAGAAATCCTTAAGAATTACCTATTTGAGTTCAATACTGCTCAGACTAGATTAGAAATTAAAACTTTAGCAGATAGCTTCATGGAGTCAGTTAAGAAAGACGGTGGTGTATACGATTACAGAAACATCATGGATTCTACTAACAACACTAACGAAGTTATTGATAACAACATGGGTATCTTAGATACGTTCGTTGAACCAGTTAAAGGATTAGAGATTCTAGTATCGAGAGTAACTGTACTTAATACAGGTGAAATTGCATCCGGAAACTTTGCATAAAAAACGAGAATATATAAACTAAATAAAGAAAATAAACGATATGGCTTTACCACATTATTCAGAAGACCAAACTAGTAGAAAGGGCAAGAACTTTGAACCAGTACAGGCAAACCTATTCGAGGTAACAATTTTACCACCGGATGGCGTGTCAGGACAGGCATTGTTCTTACAACACATTAACTCAATCTCAGGTTTAGACACTCTTCACAGAGAGGTAGCAGCTATCGAGCAAAAGTATAAGTTCTCAACAAGATCTTATGCAGGAATGGCCGATGGAACTGCAGTAGATATTACTGTCAACTTCTCATTAAACTTAAACGATTCAAATGAGGCTTACTTATATAAGTCTATGAGAGAATGGTATAGAAAACAATATAATCCTGAGACTGGAGAAATGGGTCTTAAAAAGGATTATGTAGGTACTGTTGTTATCGTTCAATTTAATAGAGCAGGTGATATTTATAGAAAAGTAACTCTTGACGATTGTTTCATAACTTCGGGCATTGGTTTCACAGGTGAATTAAACTATGAGTCTGCAGACGCAGCACAATTAGAAATTACTTGGAGAGCAGATGTTTGGAATGAAGAACTAAATTAATAATTTAATTTAATTAACAAAAAAGGAGGATGCTAGTCATCCCCCTTTTTTTAACCAAAGAAAATATAATATAATATTCAGCTAATAACAGATTATGAGTGACAAACTAACAAAAAAACTTCAGGTACTTTTAACTGAAGCAGAAGTTCGCGACGTCAACCGTGTCATTTTAAATGAGGCGCTTGAACAAGAGGAACGACCAATATCTGTAAGCGCTTTTATTAGAAACTTAATACAGGATGAATTATCCAAGAGAAGCGTAGAACAGAAATCAATAATTAAACAAAATCTTAAAAACCTAAAAGACAAATAATATGAGTGACGAATTAAATAAATTAGACCAGGAGCGAGAAGCTGCAGCAGCTAAAGCTCTTGAGGCAAAAGACAGAGCAAACGCCGATACTACAGACGGTTCTGATCAAGCAGATGCAATGACAGCTGCGGTAGATAGCAAAGGCTTAGGTAGAGTTAATATGGACAATTTTGGTCCAGAAGTAGCTGCACCTTCCGATGATCTATTAGGATGGCATGTGCTAGATTTGGAAACTTTACCTTCATTAGGTAAATTCTATCCAGCAAATACAGTTATTAAAATCAGATCTGCTAGAGCAGCTGAGATTAGACATTTTTCTACTATGGATGAAAATAATTACATCGATATGGAAGATAAGTTAAACGCTATTGTAGAATCTTGCTCTCAATTTACAGCAAAAGATAAGAGATTATCTTACAAAGATATTCTAGAAGAAGATAGAATTATTCTATTACTTTCTATTAGAGATCTTTCATTCCCAGAACCAGAGAATAAGTTAATGCTTAAAGGTAAAACTGAGAAGACTAAGAAGTCTGTCGATATTGAATTATCAGTAAAGAATTTAGTACCTTCAATTATAGATGAAGAGATTGAAAAGTATTACAGTAATAAAGTTAGAACTTATGTAATTAAAACTAGATCTGCTGGAACTATACAAATGAAACCGCCAACAATTGGTGTTATGCAAGAAGTAACTGCATATCTTAAAGATAGACAAGAAAAAGATCAAGACTTTGATAGAGCATTCCTTCAAGTATTGCCTTATATGCAAGCTGACTGGAGAGGTCTTAGCCTAAATAAGATTTTCCAAATGGAAATGGAATATAAAGGTTGGGATGAGAAAAAGTTTATGTTAGTCTACAGGCTAGCTGAAAGAATGAAAATTGGTGTACAAACACAACTAGAAACTACCTTCGATGGAGAGATTGCGAAAGCCCCTCTTGACTTCCCAGGTGGCATCAAGAGTCTTTTCATTATTTCAGATCTCGCTGGAGAACTACTTTAAGACTAAGTTCTACCTGGGTATTCATCTTAGGATGCAGCCGTCAGAGATCGAAAATATGTACTACTACGAGTATTACTATTATGTAAAGAATCTGTCGGAATACATCAAAGCTAAGAATAAACAGCAATCGGAGCAACAAGAACAACAGGAAAGCTCAATGGGATCATACAGATCTCAAATGAGTAGCCCTAAGATGCCAAAGACTCCATCTCTCAAAACTCCATCTATTAAGATGCCGAGATTGTAGAGATATATAATATAGTAATAGGTAACACCACTTTTACAGTGGTGTTCCTATATACTTAAAAAATTCTGCAGAACTGAAGAATGATGAATAAATTCATGCAAAGCATGGGCAGCGCTTTTGACCGATTAGGTACTCAAGGCGATGCTTTAACGCTAATCGAGGAAAATACTAGGGAGACCAAAGAATCCATTGCTATTGGAGGCGATTTATATACTCGTATAGATGAATTAACCACTGCAATCACTGATATTCAATCAGGTAAATCAGCCGGTGGTATGAAAGATATGCAACAGGCTTTAGCACTTGCTATTGTGGCTCCTAGTATGAAAACTATTGGTATGGGTCTTAAATATGTAGTAGATGCTATTAATTCATTAGAAGGTTCAGGTAAAGAAATTAATGAGAAAACAGAAGCCTTATTAGGAGGTCTAACTAAGTTAGGCGACGTAGGAGCTTCTATTCTTAAATTTGCTGGATATATGCTTCTAGCAACCCCAATCTTATTACTATTAGCAGTAGCCGCACCAATTATAGGAATTGGATTATTCTTGTTAATTAGTGCTATAATGTTAGCTACTAGGCCACTAGAAGATGAAAAGAAACTTGAGAATATACAAAGACTACAAGGTGTAGGTCTAGCTATTTTAGCATTAGGTGCCTCATTAGCATTGTTTTTCTTAATATGGCCATACGCACTAAAAGGTTTAATAGCAGCATCCATAATGCTTTTAGGAATTACTATGGTTTTAACACTAATTCCGGAGAAGTCGTTAGAGAATTTAAAGAGCTTTAGCGAGCATCTGTTAAACTTTGCTTTAGGTCTTGGTGCGATGGGATTAGTATTTGCAGTCCTAGGAATGATTGCCGCTCCAATTATGAAAGGAGCTTTAGTAGCTGCCGGAATGATTATGTTTATCGCCGGAGCATTCTACTTATTAGATAAACTTGGGCTTATTGACAAAATGGAAGAGGGTGGTAAAGGTTTACTCTTTGCTGCTGGAGCTATTTTAGGTTTAGCAATTGCATTGGCCCTATTTGATATAATATCCCCACCGCTTGAGACTCTATTTCAAATTGCTTTAGTAGTAGGTGCAGTAGGACTTACCTTTGGAATAATGGGTAAAGTATTTGGAAAAGAAATCCAAAAAGGTGCAATTGCATTAATGTTTGCTGGACTAGCGATTGTAGTTCTGGCTTTATCTCTTAAAATTTTATCAATGGTAGTTGGTAGTATTTCAGGTGAAGATGCAGTTAAATCACTTGGAGCTCTGCTCTTAATTGGTCTAATTGGTGCAGCATTTTATTTAGCAGGTACGCAAGGTCCTATAATCGCATTAGGTGCTGGAGCTATGATTCTAGTTGGTATCGCAGTTATAGTCTTGGCTCTTGGTATTGCAATCTTGGGATCAGCTATAGGCGATAAAGGTATGGCATTTGTTGGCACATCGTTAGCCATTATCGGCGGTTTAGGTGTAGCCTTTGGTGTTGCAGGTTTAGCAGCTCCATTTATTGCATTAGGTGCCGGCGCATTAATTCTTGCAGGTGGCGCATTAATTGCAATTGGTCTAGGACTAATTGCATTTGGTAAAGTTGACTTTGGTAAAAGCGGTCCATTAGGTGATTCAGGACAGAAAACACAACCAGGTAAACTAGCTAGAATGTTAGGTTTTAAGCCTAGGGCTAAAACTAATTTAGAAGTAGCGCTATCGGCTGTAGGTGATTCTTTCATGTTAAGTCCATTTAAAATCGCGGCAATGTATTTAGGTGCTCCTGCACTATTATTAGCAGGTGCGTCCTTAATTAGTGTTGCTACTGGGATTAGAAAATTTCAACAAATTTCTGAGAAAGCAGACCTTAAGTCACTTGGAACAAATATACAATCAATTGTAGCGGGATTATCTGAAACTTTTGCTGAAGTTGGTTCAACCATGGGAGGACCTTTTTGGTTTACTAGTGATGTATATAAAGGTATTCAGTCCACTCGTGGTATGGGTACATCACTGACAGGTATTGCCAAGGGTGTTCAGGCGATGGCAATGCTTAAATTCCCAACAGGATTTGATAAAGAAGGTAATGCAACTGGATATGAGACTATAGATTTAACAAGCGCAGTACCAAACTTAATTGCCAATACTAAATTATTAGTATCAGGTTTAAGTCAAGTATTTGAAGAAGTAGGAAAATCAGATGCTGCTCAAGGTAGCTCATGGTTTACTTCATCAACGTATGAGAAGGGTATTAAAGTTGTTCAGAAAATGGGTACGCCATTATATAACTTAGCAAATGGAGTACAGAATATGGCGAACTTAAAGTTCCCTACTGGTTATGACAAAGAAGGTAATGCAACTGGATATAAAGGTATTGGAGGCGGAGGTCTTAAGACCTTAATAAAGAAAATAGGTGAGAATACTAAAGCCCTAGTAATAGGATTAGCTGGAGTATTTGAAGAGGTTGGTAAATCAGACTCTGCAAAAACTTCATGGTTCTCAACGAATGACTTTGAAAGAGGTGCAGAATTAATTCAGAATCTTGCAGACCCATATAAAAGTTTAGCAGGTACTGTAGATGATGTAGTTAAAATTACAGGTAAAATCACAGACGCTAATGATGTTAAAACTAAAGTTAAGGCAATGATAGAATCGGTTACTGATGCTGGTGGAGAAGAGTCTGGTTTAATTTATGCTAAAAGCCACTTGATCGGTGTAATAGGTAAGACTTATGAAAAATTAGGTTCAGCTATTCCAAAAATTGTAGATTCAATTGCTAAGTTTACTGTAGATAAAGCAAAATCATTTGCATCTATCTTTGGTGGAGAATCTCCAGCAGAATTATTTGAATCTAAAACTAAGTTCTTACAAGGATTAACACTTTCATATTTGAGAATGGCAATAGCTATTCCAATGATTGTTGGTTCTATTAACACAGCATCGGCAGAACAATTAGCAGCATTCACATCAGTTTATGGTGGTAGCATGATAAATGTGGAGGATGCAACACTTAAACAAAGAGAGAATCTATTTGTAGCAGTAGGTAATGCATACGAAAAAATGGGTACTGGTACTCAGCAAATTACATCTGCAATCTCAGGAGCTGACTTAGAGAAACTAGTTTGTTTCAAAGGTATGTTTATGGGTAGAGTAAGTATACTAAGACCGATTGCAGGCTATAACGCACAGACAGAACTTTGGAATGCCATTGGAACTAACATGACTGCAACTGCAACTGCATTCCCAACAATTGCAGGTGCTGTTAACTCAATGGAACTTGAGAAATTAACAGAAGCTAGGGGTATGTTTGAAGCTCTAGCAGTTCTAGCTGAAGGCGGAGAAAGCCCAGAAGATATTTTAGCAGCAATGGGTGACT